GATAAATATCAGACTGGCACTGCTCAGAATACCAACCCGATGCCGAGAAAAACTGCAGCTGCTCGATCACATTGGGAACGCGATACTTGATGCAGCCGCCGTTTTTGAGTTTTTGTTCCTTGATCTGACTCATGCTCATCCAGTGTTAGAGGAAATTGATATAAACGTCTTCCAGGTCATCCCCGACAAACGCTGTGGCTTCAAACTGTTCAACGACATAGCCGTCCTGGTCTGCGATCGTATTGCTTGTGATCGAGCAGGTAGGGCAAAACACCGATACCACTGTCCCCGGCACCCAGTTTCCTGCATTCCTGCGACCGTGAACGAAGGAAAGCTGGGTTTCCACGTTATTGATCAGGTTATAAAACCGTTGGACATCGTGCTTTTTGAATTTCAGAGTGCCTGAAATCGTGACTTCGCGGCTCAAAATGATGGATTCATCAATCCCGGTTTCCGCGCACCAGTTCGGTACATCCGTTTTGGGTGTCGCGATCGAGACAGTCAGGGCCTGACCGCCCACGCAGATATAGTCTGAGAATGTTCCGAGCAGGAGCATGTTATCCCGAACAACCTGCGGGGACTGGGTGTCATAGGTCGGCGAAACAAGCGGATCATAGGTCTGGGCGTTATCCGAAGTATAGGTGAGTGCGCCCGTGTCATCGGTATTGTTAAAACCAAGCGTTGCCTTGGCAGAGTTCGCCGTGTTCGCGCCCGTGTTCCAAAGGAGGGAAAGAACGGTACCGTCAGAGGCAATGGTGAATTTCCCGTCAGTGTTTGACCAGGTGCAGGTGATGATATCCCCACCCGATGCAGCCGACGCCGCTGTCATTTTGGATGCAATTTCATCGGCAAGGTCGATGGGTGTCGAATACCATTTCTGATCAAGCTGACATGATACAGTCCCCACTGAATCCGTGAAGTCAATGAAACGGGTGTTCGCAAATATCTCGATTGGGTTGACATAGTAGCGTACCCCGCCGATTTCAAAAGTCACAGCTGCAAGTTCATTCGCCGTGAATTCGATGTTCATGGCAGTGGTTCTGCAGCCTGCAATCATTTGATGCAAAGCCGAGGAACTGGATGCCTGGAACATGTGACTTGTATATGTCGGCTGACTTGTGCTCGGGAGGTATAACACAGCCTTTCCGAGGCCCACGCCCGCGGCTGGTGCTGTCCCCAGGTTAAACGACAAAGGAAGGTCTGTGCCCGTTGCGCCGTCCCACACGTTTCGCACAGCATAGCCATTGACCCCGTCTTTCAAGAGTACGCCCTGTCCCTTTTGAAAGTTGGTCACAGCGTTTGTGACTTTGAGGATTGCCCGCGTTGTGGCTGTTCCTGCAGTCGATGATGCATTGGTCGTGTATTCGGTTCCATTCACGTCAACCGCGCCCAGACATCCTTCAATCAAAATCCCGTAGTCGGGTGCCTGACCTTCCACGCCGGAAGGTTTGAAGTATTTCGGGATTGAAGCAGTGGGAGCCTGCGAGGTCACGAAGGCTTTCGATGCACCGAGGTAACAGTATTCACTGCACCCGCAAAGCTCGCGCCTTCCCTGACCACTGTAAAGTCGGAACCTGCAGGCAGTTCTGGTTCCCCTTCGGTGACTTCCTTTTTAAATGCAAAAATTGAACTGCGAGTTGCGAATGCCATGTTCAAATCTCCTCGATGTAGTCAACCGAAGCGGTTATGACGCAAATTATAAACTGTTTCCTATCGTCGATCAGGTATTCCAGGCCGTTATCCAGCGCAAAAAATGAGTTTATGTTTTCCCCGGTAAGGGTAGGATCCTTCTCAAGTGCAGCCAGAACGAGAAATTCATCGTCCATTAGACTATTTTCCAGGCTTTCCCGATAGTCTGCGTCCAGGTTGGGCGTGTATACGTTGGTCAGAATTATCTGAAACTGTCTGCGTATCCTGATATAACCCGCACAGAATTCGTCGGATGCCCGCTCAGCCGGCCCATAGCCTATGGAATAGCCTTTGACCATGAGAGTGCTGGCGTTATCCAAAGTCTCATAGCTGTCTGATAGCTTCACGTATTCAGGTAGAACACCTTGGACAAGTGTATTAAGAGCATTCCTTATATCGACTATGTTGCTCACCGGCTTGCCCTTCCCGTTGTTACCAGGGCTTTCTCTGACCGCTCAAGCCTTGCGTTGCCGTTCACGTCCGTCCGGAACTTATCCTGGGTCATGGCCCTTTCAAAGTTCTCAGCTGCAAGCTTGATTTCCTCGGCATAGTTTCGCGCGCCTAATCCCGAATAGATGATATGCGCAGTTTTATGGACCGAAGGGCTTCGAAGCGTTGCTATGTCCAGGATCTGGTTATCAGATAGAATGATATTTCTCTGTCTCATGATTTTGGCAATGTATAGTGCTGAAAGCAGGTGCTGATCTTCCCAGTCTGTCTTCCCCTGAGCCCAGCCTGCAAGGATTTGCTGGTTTTGAAGGATCGGATATTCCATGAATAGGTCATAGTCCGATGAAAAACGCTGGCCTATATATGAGAGTGTGAACGTGGTAACTGTAGCGAATGAAATGCGGAGCCAGTAGGCATCATAAACCGTAGGACCGCCAGCGAGTGCATCAATATCCCGCTGCGAATCTGTGACCAGTCCCCAGTTTTTGTCAAAATTGGGTGTCCATTGGACAACCCCGCTTTGCCTCATCCCGCCCGTATAGTCGATGGAATCGACGACAGGTGACCATTCATTCGGCGCATTCAAAAGCTCAATAAGAGGCGATCGAGCAGCGACACTACCAGTAAAAAAACGAAAAAACTTATGATTGAATGGCAGAAAAGTTGAAATATAAAGATAATCGCCTGCGTTAAAAGTGAGCGTGACGTTTTGCCCATTCTTCCACTCATTCAAGGCTACCGTGTAATCCGTCCAGCTGGGTCCGGAAGCATCGTAAAAGAAAATGCGCTGGTCCTGGTTTGATTGCATGATCAAACTTCCTTCATAATGACAGACATTCTCTGATAGGTAAGACCAGCCGCTGTCAGGTTATCCCGAATCCTAATTATGATCTGGTCGCCTGCCTCAAATATAGCCGGGTCAATGAACTGCAGCGATGAATTAAAAACTTCTTCGTTCACGTTTCCAGATATCTTTTTCGCTGTAACTGCCACGGTTGAAACGTGGTTAAGGTCCATAAAGGTTTTGATCGTAAAGAAAAGAACTTCAGTTCCTCCCCTTTTGGTCAAAAGCTGAATGCCATTGGTCAGTCCACCGGATATCGTCCCATAATTTAGAATAGACGTGGGATTGATCGCCACGAGGGAAAAATCCAGGTGATCGAGCAGCGTTCTGTTTGGGAAGTTTATGATGAAATCGACCGGCGTCACCGATCCATTGACAAGCTGATCCTTGCTTCCAGCATTCTCAGCATACCGAACTTCATAGCGATATCGTTCCACGGGAACGACAGATTCACCAGTAGGCTGGACACGAACAGTGGAACTGACATTGCTCCCGCCTGGAAGGTATTTTCCCCGCTCAAGGTCTGTCAGTCCATAGCCTGCCATGCTCTTACTCCTGAATGATGCTCGAATCACCAGCCGATGGAGCGGGCTTTTTCTCTTTTGCCGGTTTTTCCTTTGCAGTCACCTGCAGGATTGCAAAGGGAAATCCGTTTGGCTTAAGTCCGATTTCGAGGATTCTCGCAGGCACGCGAATCTGGGTTATCATGCGGTCCTTGAGGTTATCGAAGGAACGACCATCAATCATAATGAGGTTTGAAAAACCGTTTATATCCTCGATTGGATCCATGTGAGGCCCTTTGGGAAAAAGGGGACGGTCACGGCTTAATGTGAACGCCCCCCGGAGTTCTGAGATGAGATAAAAAAGTATCGCGTTCTGGCCCGGATCAAGCGCCAGTTTGAACTTTGATATGCTTCGCCGCGCCCTGGATGCCGAGCTTTGCACCGATCACCCAGTCCACCGACATCACGTAAGCAAATTCATGCTGGCTGTGCTTATCGGAAATTTTGAATCGTGGTTCATACTGGCTTACCATGTAAAGGTAATCAGGATGGAAGAAAAGACCGCCTGCAGTCGCGCCCGCGGTTTGGGTGTTATCCTCGAAAATGTTGAATCCGTAGCGTTTCAGACCGATCTGGCCACTGATCACAGGAGCATCACCGCTCACAAAGTCTGCGCTGGTGAAAGTGGTATCGACCAAAAGGTCCGAGTAATACTGGGGAGCGAGCAGGCCGTACCATGGCTTGTTATAGCTCCATTTCAAAGTCGCAGCTGTCTCACGCGCACTGGCCACCGTCGCAGCTGTCATGGTCGCGATGGATGGAATCGTGGTAGTCGGTGCTGACAGAGAATAGAGATAGGTATTCAGCTGGTTCGAGATAGCTTGAACCATCGCTTGACGGACTTCGGTCGCACGCGATCCAACCGGGTCGATCATGGACTGAATCGCCACAAGGTCATGGAAGTCATAGGACGCCACAAGCCTTTGATCAGCCGTGATAGTCACGCTGGAAAGCGACAGGGTTTCAGGCGTAAAGGTCCGACCTACGCCCGCGCCGTCGATAGTAAGACGCTGACCGGTGGGCGCATTGATCTGGTTGACCACAACGCTATTGCCCATTTCGCGCAGGTCGCCCGTATATTCGCGGTTCACGAGGTTGAAAAGAAGGTTTGTTTGACGAAGCTCATCCATGAACATGGGAGCCCAAAAGGTCTGAATCGCACTGGTTACGTTATCAAGATCTGTATTTGCCATTGTATCGTCCCTTCCCTGGCGTTTTTTATGGGAAGGGATGAATTCACCTTCCCGGATAAGATTTTAAATCTATGGTTAACCCGTCCGGCTTTCCAGGCTTCCTGTTTTTCCTTGTAAGGAAGCTTTTTCCATTCCTCGACACTCATTTTCTGCGCCGAGTTTCCGGTCTTGTCGTTCGGGAGGAACTTGCTGGCCGGTAGCGTTAGCCTTGGATGCTCTTTTGCGAACATATCGACAGCACTGGCGACAGAGTTATGATCAATTCCACCTTCGTCTGTCAGCTGTATCTGATCGAGTGGCAAAAGGCCGAGGTATTTCGCTTCCAGCTGTATACCTTTTTCCTGCAGGAGGCCCATAGCTGCATTGAGCTTTCGGAAGTCCGTCTGATCGCGTTCAAGGCGTTGCGCTTTCTCAAGTGCCTCAGCCTTTTCCCGTTTCAGCTGTTCGATGAATTCGAGATGCTTTTTTTCATCCAAAAGCTTTTGCTCTTGAACGGTTTTCTGCTCATTCTCGAATATCAAAAGTTTTTCCTGGGTTTCCTGCAGTCGTTTCCGAAGGCTTTTTTCCTGGTTGAGAGTTTTTTCGTAAGTCTCATAGGAAATTTGCTTCGGCTTATCACCGCCCGGTACGGTTCCACCAGAACCGTTAGAATCCCCGCCAGGGATATCTGTGTGGTGTGAATCTGACACTGTTATACCTTTCCGCAAAAATAATTGTCAATGGCCTAACGTCTGGCCAGGTTCCTCTTCACGTATGCGGCGGCGTCCTTGATTTCCTTACCCGACAGGACCAGGAACCGCCGCCCTTGTTCTTCCTGCCATTGGGATTTATCGGCTTCCTTTTGGGACCTGAAACCGATGAACAGCCTGGACTTTGTCGCTGTCTTAACGATCATGGCATCCAGCATTTTCCCTTTGAAGGTGAGGTTACTTGTCCTCCCGGTAGCAGCTTGCGGGTGCCTTTGCTGTTTCACTCTCCATTTGGCATACTTGTCAGTAACGCGCCTGAGCTTGACCGCGTTCCCGCCAGGGACCGAAACGCCTTTGGCTTCCCCCCGGGTCCGCTTTCTGATGGTCTGGATCAGATACCCCCCGAGGTTTCGCATGGCTTCGGGTGAATTCACCTGCGCAATGATTTTTGAGAATGCGTTAACAAGGCTCTCAGCTCCCTCAAGTCTCGCTGTCATTTCTCACCTCATCAATGAGCTTTTGAAGGTCACGCCGTAGGATATCCAGGAATGGACGGGCTTTCCCCGGTATCGGAGACGGCTGGCCATAAGTGCCGAGTATGTTCCCCTCTGCCTTCCGCTCCACAAGCGATCCCTTTCGAAAGCCCACCGTAATTTGACCAGACGGGCTGAGCGAGGGAAGGTAACTGATAGCGTCAAGCATTTCATGGGAGAGCGAAAGGTCAACGGGTCCATCCTCTGAAACTCCCTTCCGCTTTGCATAGGCTTCGGTGTACTGGCCAGCTTTCCCCGACCAGTCGCGCCCTGACACGTTCAAACCTTTTTTGCTTCGATCCTGAATGAATTCAATGACCCGCTGGGCAAGGTCCGCCCGCATGTCTGGATTGAAGTCAGCCGGAATTTTAAGCTTAAGGTGCGTGTCACGGTTCCGCATTTTCCTCATCCCCATTATCGGTTGGAAGTGCAGTTACTGCAGCTATGACGGGGGTTTCTTCGTCTATCTCTTCCAAAAGTTCCTCGATTTCCTCATCGGTAAGGCCCGTATTTAGCATTTTGATTGCCCGCTTTCTTGAAGTCAGGCCCTGATCCATTTCACTTCCAAGCTCTGCGATCTTTTCCGCCCTGGTCTGCATGGGCACCGGCTCTGTGAACTTTGTCACAACGCGGGCATCGGCTGAGAATATGGTTTTGTTTTCCACAACGCCAGCTGCGACCCAGGCCGGATGAATATGATGCAGGAGCTTTTCCCAGAATTCCCCTTCGGTCTGCTCATAAACCTTGATCTGCTTTTTGATGCTCTCAAAGGTGTCCGACTCATCAATCATTTTGCTGATGCCAGAGGCCAGTTGGTCGGCTCCGATCTGGGCAATCTGTCCTGGCCGCACGCCCTTGGTTGAAAGCCATAACGCCATTTGTGATGATGCAAGGCTCAGGGTCTGAGTGATGTCAATCGTCGGCTTGATCACGTCAAAGGATGCCTTGTTATCGCCTTCCCCTGGCGGCGTCTGAAAGCTGATGATGCTATTGGGACTGAATTCCACTTTCTTATCGTCCAGGTTTATCGCGACAAAGACTGAGAAAGCCTGGAACTTCACCGCATAGTTGAGGTCAGTAA